TGTCTAATATCTTTATTCTTAATATCATCGGAACTTTTTATTGCATCATCTATTATGCAAAGATGTGATCTTTTTGATGTAACAGCACCTTTTAATCCTGCACAACAAACACTAAATTCTTCTTCACCTGTTGATTTTATTCCTGCAAATTTCCAATCTATACTCCAATATTCATTCGAATTTATTCCCTTAGCAATCTTAACTTTTGGAAAAATTTCTTTATAGATTTTACTTTCATCTATTATTCTTTTTATTGCTGCACTCTTTGGTCTAGCTACATCAACGGTATAAGAAATATATAAAATTTTTAAAGGTAATTTTTGTGTTGCATGAACACCTATTGCCCATGCTGTATACAAACCCAAAACTGTAGATTTTGCAGATCCTCTTGGAGCCAGGATATCAATATTAGGTCCGGCTATTCCTCTTAGACAAACACTGTCATCACCAGTACATAAATACTTATGCCATTCTCGATGATGCTTAGCAGGTGGTTTTCCCCCTACAACATCACAAAAATAGGCAAAATCTTTTCTAGCTCTTTCTACATCAACATTAGAAGTTTTTTTAACTACTTGTTGTTTTGCAGCTGCTCTTGCTGTACGTCTATAGACGCTATAAATACTAGTTCCTGCCATGAACGTAGCATAGCGTACTTTTGCTCAAGATTCTTCTTGTAATATTTTTGTCCAGACTCCCATCGATGCTTCCTGTAAAGGACCTTCTATTGGATCATCTCTAAAAATAGAAAGCATTTCTCTTAATGCTCTATCGGCACCTGCGAGAATTAAACCTTGTTTATCCTGTAAAATTTTCTTATCTTCTATTTGTTTTATAGCTCCACGTAATTCTTTCTGGAGCATTGCAATTCTTGCTGCACCCATATCCTGTTTTACAATTCCCATATCAATAGCATCGCGAAGTTTATTTATATCAACTCTCATATTATCTATTTCAGATTCTAAAACTTCATTAAAATTACGTTTTTTAAATTCTTTTATTGACCATTCATTACATTCCACTACCGTCCCTTGGAAACCTAAAAATCGGGCAAATAAATATATCTGTATTGGACTTGAGGCTTTTTTACAAAATTCAAGAAAGGATTCACGATCTTTGTTAGATAAAGTCTGAATCCATTTCTTCATGTTCTATATTGGCTCTGAGCCTGTTCGTAATCTCTATTCTCTTTATAGCGTCTAAACATCTCTCTTTGCAAATCTGTCTGTCTTGTCTCTTTACCTGTTTCTCTTGTCAACGCTCTATCTTGTTCTCCTGCAGTCTCTAATCCTCTTCTATATTGAAGACCAGTTTCACCTATCTCAGCACGACGCTCTTGGCCGACAACTCTTTGAGTTGCACGAGTATCTTCTCCAGCTTTATCAATAGTTAGACGTTGTTCTGCAGAAGCAGCTTGTCCACGCCTAATATCTTGACCAGCAAAGAACTCTGCGTTAGTTCTATCTAACTGGGCACCAAGCTCCATATTCAACCTTTGCTGTTTTCCACTTACTTCATTAAGTGCTCCTTGAGCAGCAAGAGCCTGAGTAGGAACCTGCGTTGTTGGAGCTGCAGACACAGCTGGTGGATATATTATCTGTGGTGGTGGTGGGGATCCTCCTCCCATCATAACGGTTTACCTCAAGTAACTCTTTTAGTTTAGATTAACCAAATCGACGTTGCATGCCGAGTCCGGCAAATCTAGTCGCAGCATCTTGTTGTGCAGCGGTGGCTCTTTGTCTCTCAGCTTCCGATAAAGAAGCAAGAGATTGTTGCGACTGTTTAGCAGTCATTATGTTTTGGATATTAGAAGGCATTGCTTCTAATGCTCCTCTAATTCTTAATCCTCTTTGTGCTGCCTGCTCTGCAGCTCTATTTAAAAATGCTTGTCTTATGGGTTCAGTGGCTATGTAATTTAATTGTGAATCTATTGCAGCTTTTCTTCTTTCTTTACGAGCCATGTCTGATAGCTCAGGATATACTTCTTTTAAAGCTTGAACATTTTCTATTATACCTTCTGTAGCGGTCTTCTCTTTACCAAAATCTTCTTGTAGTACCTTTTGAACTTGCTTTTGTTGAATAGGAGTTAAAATTCTTTTTGATAAATCATCTGATTTTATAAACTCTGGTTTTAAATTGTATTCTTCTAAACCTGATCCCATTTTATCAAGATCAGTACTACCTCCCATAATATATTCATCTATAAATCCTCCTGCTGCTCTAAGTAAAGGATTAGTTACAGCCTCTTTAGGTACTATACGACCGCTAGGTAACCGCTTCATACCTTTTGGTAAATCAAATTTTATCTTTTCTCCTGAAGCACCTAAAATTTCTTGTAAATTTGATGGTAAATTATCAAAGCCATATTTATCCTCAATATCCTGAGCAGTTATTTTACTAGGGTCTGGAAACTCTTCACTTAATTTTTTATTTTCTTTTTTTAAATCAACATTTCTCTTCCCAGATCCAAGGTCTAGTCCGATAATATCAAAAAAATCTTCCATCTTAGTAGTTGTACCTTTGAGTTAAAGCATCACCTGCTTGCTGAGCAGCTGTCATACCTAAGTTTAATCCAGCCCTCTGCATATTTTCTGTAAGAGCTGCATTAGTTGCAATGTTTTGTCTAATACCTGCACCAGCCATACTTCTTGCAAACTCATCTCTCTTAGCTTGCTCTGAAAACTTCCTAACTGTTGGGAGAACAATATTTGTTGCATCTCTTAAAGCCTCAGCATCTTTCACAGTTCTTAGTCTTCTACCTGCATCTAGACCTAGTGGACTTAAAACACTTAATGGATCTCCTAAAGGAAGTACTCCTCCATACTGATTCATGCCGGGTGGTAATGGTGATCCTCCCATACCTTCTCCTCCTACTGTTCCATATCCTGCTAATCCTGCAGCTCCTTTAGCAACACCACTAGCTGCTCCTCCTCCAATTCCTCCTGAAAGACTTCCAAGTGCAAGACCACCTGCTAAAGGAATACCAGCTCTTGCTGCACCTTGTAATGCTGCTGTTGTTGTAGAACCTAAACCTGCTTTAGCTGCCTGATTAAATATTGCTTTACTGGCTGCTGTCGTTCCTTTTCCTGCTAAACCTCCCATTCCTACTGTTCCTAAAGCTCCAAGGCCACTACCTAATGCTGCTCCGGCTAAATCCCCTCTAAGTAAAGAAGGTAGTCCACCTCCTACTGCACCAGCTGTCCTAAGTAATAAAGGTAATTTTGCCGAACCTACAGCTTTTAATGCTGGTAAAAATATACCTGCTAGAGGAATTCCCATTTTTTTCCTTCTTTATAAATTCTTGTTAGTGATATTCTAAATTATGCCAACCCACCAACAACAGCTCCACCAATCATACCTGGTATTCCTCCTGCCTTAAATCCACCTATTCCACCTTTTATTGCTCCACCTATACTAAATATAGACTCATCAGGTTTTTCACCTGGAATAAACATTTGTTGACTTTGTGCAGGTAATTGACCATACCTAAAACCTTGTGCAACCTCTGAAAATGCACCACTACCTGCACCACCAAACTGGGCTTGCCCAACTTGATTTTTATAAAAATCAATTAATTTATCAGCATCTGTTTTTTCTTTATCTTTTGTCTTATCGAAATAATCAAGTCCTCCTGCAATAGCTTTATCTAAAAAACTCTTTCCTTTATTTTGTTTATTAAATCTTTCATTTAAAGCTTTGTTTTCTTTTACATACACTTGATCAGACTCTATCTCATTTGAAGTATCCGTATCAAAACCTGCAGGTCGCCCTTTAAACATATTTTGTAATTTATTTACGTAATTATCTTTAAATCCTACAAAAGGATTGTTACCTTTTGCTCTTTCTAAACCGGAAACTCCACTACTGTATCTACTCATTATTTTAAAGCTTTTTTATTATTATAAATTCTATGCACGTAGACCTGTACCATAAATCATTCTGGCAAGACCTTGTACTTCTTGGTTCGTAACCTCTCCAGCCTCAGACATGATTTTTTCTGCTTGAGCAGCATCCGCTAAAGAACCACCATATTGAGCACCAGGTATTCTAGATTCTTGTCTAGCCTGTATCAAAGCCATGTCATGCATAAATTTTTGATTTTGTAATAATTGACTTTGCGTAAAATTATCCATACCCCGACTCATTGGCTGTGTATGTTCTGATTGTTGATCAGCAATATTTCCTAACGCAAATAAACCACCAATAGTTGCTCCTTGACCAATTAACCTACCAGCTGTGGGAATAGGGGCTTTTGGAGTAGTTCTTAAAAACTTTGGAATATCTTTTGTTGCTGCATCCGCAAGTTGTGGGGCAAGTTTACCTCTACCATAATTTAATGCTGCAGTTGCAGCTGATTGACCTACATCTCCTCCGAGTTTTAAAGCTTCATCTAAATATCCACCTAAAGCAGTTCCTGCAGTTCTTAACAAATTTTTTGTTATCATGCCCATTAGACATTTACCTCCTGACTTGGGAATTTACCAGCTACATTTGGATCTTGAACAGCATTACCACCAGTTGCTGGTTGTGATGACAATTGAGCTAAATTTTCTGGTCTTACTATTCTATCGCGTTCAATCATTTCTTTACCTTCAGCAGTGTTAGCTCCTCCTACCGCTGCAGCATATTTTCTTACAAATTCAGAGGCAAAAGCATTATTACCTTCCTCAAAAGAATTACCAAATTCGAATTGTAAACCATCAAGTCTTCTTTGTGCATCTTCAGATTGTCCGGCAAAAGTATAAGAACTTTGGTAAAAATCTTCATTTAATGGATTTTTATCAAGGGTTGCTCTCCAAGGATCTGCTAAACCTGCTGGGTCGCCACTAGGAGCAAAACCACCAGTATTAGGACCGGTAGTTTTGTTTGCAGGATTTTTTCCTTGAAAAACAGCTTTATCTGCTGGATTCTTTAGATTTCTATTTAGGTTTACAAATTGAACCATAATTACTTTTCAAATAAGGCTTTTTCAAGCTGTGCAACTAACAAGTCATCCACATTGTTACCGGTTTTAGCAGCAGCCTTTTTTAATAAAGAAACGACGAATTTTTTTAATAAATCATCAAGATCTTCTGGAATTTTGTCAACCGCTTTGTTTATAACATTGATTGCGATCGGTAATAAAAATTTGGTCATGATTTTGTTGTTAGTACTTTAAATTTAGCAAAGGTTTATTGATCTATACCAAAAGCCATTCCTGATTTGTCTTTTATGGACTTTTTAGCAAGATTAAATAATTTTCCAAAAGATTCCTCTTGTAGAGACTCATCTTCAACCATTTCATTTAAAGATACAGCCATTGGAGAACTTAATTCAACAGAATAAGGTTGTGTCCCTCCATCCTTCTGATAAAGATTAAAAGTAGCTGTAGGGACTTTATTTGGCGATGTATCTAAAGACATAGATTCGACAAAAGAACTTGGTTTACTAGGCATAATTCGAGATTGAAGATCTTCTACTTTCTTCATTGTACTTGGAGCATCTATCCCTAAGTCCGCACGTTTTTGGGCTGCTTTATTTACAAGTCTTTTTCTAGCAGCTTCTCTTTCCTGTTGAGGTATCCCTGCTCCTCCTTGTAATGCTTTTAAAGTATCAGCATCTTTACTAGCGAATCCAAACACTTCATTAGGACTTCTTTTATCCACAATGTCTTGAGCAATTCTTATTTGTTTTTCAAGAGGAATTGTTGCAGCTCCTTTAGCAAGAGTGCTTAAAACATTTCGAACTTCAGGCGTAAGTGTTGAAGGATCTACATTTGTTGGAATACCTGCATCTATTGGTTCTGTTTCCCTACTAAACTCACGAGATAAAGCTCTAGTCTCTTCTCCACCAGGCATTTGTGGATTATCAGACAATTGTGATGCAATAGGGAAGTCAGTCGCAATTAATTCTTCTTCTTGACCCCTATTTTGCATTGCAGCTAGTAAAACTGGGTTTAATTTATCTTGCTTTAAAAATTCTTGAACTTTATCAGAAATGTTTGCAGGACCACCTATTTTATTAAGTCCAGCTTGCTCCTCATATTGCTTCATTTCAGATAAAATCTGCTCTTCACTCTTTTTAGGAGTTGCATCGAAACCTGCCATTAATAAAGGGGTGTCAGTAGGTGCAGTTCCAGGTAGAGCAGGAGCTAGATCTTGGGTTTTAGATAAATTTTCAGCGATCGTGTCGTTATCATTAAGCTCCGTAACTTGTGTACCAGATTTAAATATTTGAGCTCCCCCAGTCTGGTTTTCTAATCCTTTTTGCTTTTGATTGTAATTATCAGCCGTAGTTTGTTGTTGTTCTACAGGCTTAGGTTCTTGTTGCTGTTCTACATAAGCTGGAGCTGCAGCTGCTACTGCCATACCAGTTCCAATAGTTTTACCAATATTTTTTACTAAATTACCTGTTTTTTCTAAAATATTTGGTTTTCTTGCAAAATTTCTCGTAAAATCGTATACCGCTGGAGCCATTTGCATACGCTGTGAGGCATCCATAGGCATTGGAGTGCCAGTCATACGGGAATATAGCTCGAAGTCTTGTGGAGAAACAGGCATTTTTATAACTTTTGTAGATCTATAGACCTAATTTTAAGTTCTCTATACTTCGCCCCCTACAAAGCCTTAAAAGGGGTGATTTTGGGGCAAAAAAATTGTGAGACATCAGGCGAAGCCGCGAATTGTTACAAGGCTGAAACAAAAAAAAGAATATATATGACAAATGTTACAGAATATGACCCAATAGGCCGAATTGTTACAGTTTATTTAAAATAATTACAAATAAAGCAAAGATTAAGCCGAAATATTACAGAAAATTGTTACAAATAACGCAATTATTACAAAATTGTTTCATTTTCCTGGTTTTTGTTACATTTTGCCCCGATTTTATACAAAATATTGTACTTTTTAGCGTTATATTACCCTTTTTTACTCCATAATTGTTACAAATTTGTTACTTCTGGCCAAGATGTGGCCTTAAGATATGTTGAAAGAAATTGTGGAAAACTATGTTAAAAACTTTTTAGGGTTTTTTATTGCAGTTTTTTATATACTTATTAACTTTGAAAAAACTTATTAAGAATTTGCTATACTGTATATATAAGAGTATTTAAACTCTTTTTTCATATAATCCACACATCTTAAAAGGTTTAAAATTATGAGTATTAAAAAACCACTTGACTATAAAAATTTTAGTCAAAAATACAATTTAGATTCAACAAATTTTTTAACTTTAACTAGTCCTAAAGTACTTAAAAATTTAAAGGAAAGTGAAGCCCCAACAGCGGTTTTATATATGTTCAATGATGAGAAGGCTTGCCCTTTTGCTGATACATGTAGAGATGTTTGCTTAATACAGAGCGGTAGAGCAATATTCTCTGAAAAAATTATGGAATGTCGCAAACGTAGACATAATGCGTTTTTGTCAGATTATTCTTTATTTATGAGATTCTGTATTGCTGAAGTAATAAGGCATTATTCTAAGCATAGAGCCTACGATGATATCGGTTTTCGCTTTAACGGCACAAGTGATTGGAACATTTTAAGAATGCCTATCACACTTAAACAAGTTGATACTGATTATTTACTTAGAGCGTTTAATGTCTATATAGAGCCTATTAGATACGGTTCTATTATCGAGGCTTTAATGCATGGGTTTGATGTTTTATTGAATCAATCAGTAGGCATAAAGCTGAAAATGTATGACTATACCAAACGCCCCATTACATCCGATGACCTACAACTAGCTAAAAAGCTAAACTATCATTTAAGTTTAAGTCATGGGTCAAAAGCTGATCTATTTAGCGTAGCAATTGAGTTAGGTTTAAATTATGCTGCTAGTTTTAAATTAAAACATAATGAGCCATTACCAAAAACATTTACATATAAGGGTATAACCTTAGAAGTTTTGGATGGTGATAAAACTGATTGGAGACCATCAGATTTAAGTGATAAAACAAGAATCATAGGCTTGAAGCATAAGAGAACTAAGAACCAAGATATAAAAGCGGTAGAAAAATTTTGCATAAATACATGCTCTTAAAACTTTAATAAACCTCGCTTAATGCCTTTATACCTTTACTAGTATTTAAGGCATTCTGAGAGGCTTTTAAAGCTATCTCACGTTAAATTATTTTTTATTTATTATGGAATCAATCAAAACTAAATACGATGCGGTTAGTGCTGTTTATTCAGAGACTACTGACCAAAATAAACCAATTGATATTTATATTAAGGAATCAAAGAGAGATTCAAACACACCTAAAGAATGGATTAAAAACAATACACATAAATATCTAATTGTTTTTCATTTTACAGGATGCATAAACCCTAATTATGGGCATTCTTATTACATAGATACCATACTCGAAAGCGGTGGTGGATTATGTCTAAATACGCAACCTTATGAAAGTTTGGATACTGAAAAAATGGATTGCGTTAGGGCATTCATAGAGGGTTTTTTAATTACAAATAAAATTAACTTAGATGTTTAAAAAATGGAATCATTTACACATTCACAAATTCAGAATTTTAGTACTCAAAAACTAAAATCTATAATTAAAAATGGTCTAGCAGATATTGATACTGAAGACATGATTTTTAAAGAATTATTTGAAATAAGAAGAATAAAAGAATTTTAAACCTTGCTTATAGCCCTATTTATTAGGGTTATATGAAAGGCTTAAGTCTTACTTACCTTTCCTAGTACACTTACAAAGTCAAATCATTATGACGCTAACTACAACCGATTATGGGGAATGCTTTTTAACTGCATCACCTCATGTTTATATTAAAACTGTCTTACAGAAATATTTTGATAAAGAACATTTATATAATGCTGATGGGTCTCTTAAAGATCATGTAAGCAATGTTGAATTAGAAACATACAATTATATAGATACTAAGACAGGTAAAAAAGCTACTGGCTATAAATGCCACATACCCACCTTATTTATAGAACTACAGTATAAAATGGATGGATGTCCTTATATGCTTTCTTATTCTTATGTTTTATATGAAAATGTAGAAACTTTAAAAGAATTAGAAAATATAAAAGATATTATCTGGAGACAAGTTCCAAGCGAGGAGATAGAGGGGGAAACTTTAGACCTTATAAATGCTTTCCACAATGGTACAGGCTGCGAGTGTTTAGATTATGACTGATTACAAAATTACTAAACCTCAGAGAATAAGGATTAATGCCTGCGGAGGTGCAGCAAATACCACCGAAGTTCATGACCTCCTTATAAACTTTGCGAAGTCTAAAGGGTATCAAGTTACCTTTTTTAGGTATAAGCAAAGGGGGCAAACTCCACTATTTGACTTAAAGCTTGAATTGACAGAGGATAGACCGAGTTAGAACCTCTACCCCAAAATAAATTTTTAAAAATCAGAAATTTACAAATAATTCTGATGGAGCTCCCTGCAAAATTTTCCAGGAAAAGTCAAAAATTTTTTTAAATTTCAATTGCTAGACAATTACCTTACACTATGGTAATTTAATTAAAGGTTGCACCAACCAACACACACACACTCTAATCATTAGGAGACTACTAAAAAATGGAAAAATCCAAATTTTATTTACCTGCGGAGGGTTTAGATGCCCCAGAATTTGAGGGGTATTATGACCCCAATAGAGTAGATAACCAAGCCCGATGCCCTTACTTTACTGAGGGGGTATTCAAACAAATTCAAAAGTATTATTTAAACTTTGATGATGTTGATATTCAAAAAGATGTAGTACCCCATTTAAAAGATATGGAGACTTGTAAATCAAACCTTCATGTATCTTGTGATGGTCAACTTTATGAGATAGGTAATGGCATATTGCAATGGGGGTGCATAGCTGATGACTAAAAAATATATACATAGATACAAACTTTCCTACACGCAAATCTATAACCTTGTAGGTTATCAAGTTATGAATTCTTACCATAATGGCAAAATAACTTTTGATGAATTTGATCAACACCTAATCACAGCAATACAGGAGCATAACAAAAATGTTTTATGACTACAAAATGAGTCCAAATTTTACAAATCAATTTAAAACAACAAGCGAAGCTAGAAGAGACTTCTCTAAAAAATGGTATAACCTTCGCAGTAACACTAGCCTAAACCGCTTTAATCGTCATGAATGGAACAATACATTTGATGCTATAGATGACCTAGCTAAAGCGGATTTGGAGGAGCAACAACAAGTAAACCTAATCATTAAGGAGGACATCTAATGGAAGATTTAATTAATGAAGAAATTCTTGAGAGAATTTATGAAGAGATTCAAGAAGAGTGGCCAGAATTATGCCCTAAAGATTGGCAACAACTAGCTGAACATAGATTCTCGGAGGGAGGTTAAATGACTGAACCATTAAAAATCTTAGATTTATTCTCAGGTATAGGTGGCTTTTCATATGCTGCTGAAAATTTCTTCCAAGGACAATTTAAAACTACACAATTTGTAGAAATTAATCCTTACTGCCAAAAAGTATTAACTAAAAATTTTAAAGGAGTACCAATCCATGACAACATCAAAACATTCAAAGCAACAGAAGGACAATTCGATATCATTACAGGAGGATTTCCCTGTCAAGATATCTCAGTTGCAGGACAACAAAAAGGAATCGGAGAAGGAACTAGGTCAGGATTATTTTACGAGTGCATTCGGTTACTTAAAGAAGTTCGACCTAAATTCGCAATCTTTGAAAACGTTAGAAATATTCTCTCCATTGAAGAAGGGAGGGTATTCCAAGAAGTCCTCTTTCAAATTGCCAAAGCAGGGTATGATGCAGAATGGTCAATTGTTTCAGCAAGAGATGTGGGTGGCTGCCACCTTCGAGAGCGTGTTTGGATCTTATGCTACCCTAGCGACTCCGAACTGCATGGATGCATTACCCCAGAGAGGTTACGGTTCGATGCTAAAGCAAACTCAAGTACACAGAAAGGGAAGAACAAAACTAAGCAATCTCAGGGAGCAAGTAGACCCCAAAGCGAGACAGTTATTCGAGGAACTACAACAACTCAGATTACCAACTCCGACGAATCAGGAAGCAGGGAAGGGGGATTTTCTAAAGACACTAGTAACCAAGGATGGAAAGCCTGCAAAACTAGGCCAGAGAGCATACAATCCGAAGACAGGGAAACACGTTCAGATAACTCTAGACAGAGCGGTAAAAATGAATCTGCCAACACCAACAACCAGAGATTGGAAAGATTCGGGAGACAACATGAACTACAAGAAAGCTGCGGAGAAGAAAAGGCTCGCTGGAGTACTCAACCACACACACTCAAACCTGACTGGAGAAGCTACAACGCTGAACCCACAATTTGTAGAAATCATGATGGGGTTTCCGAAGGATTACACTCTGGTTTCATAAATAGAAAGGAGAGAATCCAAGCACTAGGTAATGCAGTTACACCTCAACAGGCTGCCATCCCATTAGGGAGAATCATTGACCTTATCAAGTCATAAAACTGATCTTTGTACACTTTATTTAAACCAAAACTAATGACTACTTTCGCAACAATTTTAGATCAATTATGGGCATTACCTGTATCTAATCTACAGAAAATTAAAAATTCTCTTGATGATATTATCGAATCAAAAGTTAAAAGCTCTTTATATATAGATCAAGAGGTCTATGTAGTTCAAAAAAACAAGAAGGAAAGCGGAGTAATTAAGAAAGTAAATAAAACTAGAGCAATAGTAATTATGGATAATAGAGATTGGAATGTACCTTTTTCAATGATCGAGGTAAAAAACTAATGCATGATTATTTAAAAGAAATTTATTTCGATTGGTGTCTCGCAAATGATATGCCAAAACATCCTGAGACTGCCCCACATAAAGGTTATTTATCAGCAGATGATCTTTTATGCAGTAATTATCAATTAACTAAAAATCAAGTATCTTGGTTAAAAAATTATATAAGACTATGGGACATTCTTGAAAATACATGGCTAGAGGAGGAGCAGAACTAATGCAAATCAAATCTAAAAATGATTCTATGGTCATTGATTATTATCCAATCATGACTCCTACTAAAAAAATATTTGCTAATTATCGTTTAAGAGTTGTGTATTTTCTTGGTCAAACTTTGAACAAAGAAATTGTCTCTCACACACAGATGTTAGCTGATAGAGAAGATTTAATTAAAGATGAATCTTTTAAAGTTTCTTCAGAAACTAATCGTCCACCACAACTAATGACATTCGAGGAGGTTAAATAATGAATCTAACTAAAGAAGAACAAATATTTCTTAGGTTACTCATGCGTGATGCATGGTATTACTGTGATGTAAGAAATATGGATAGTACAGATAGAAATCACTTTAATTCAATTCAAAAAAAATTATCTCAGGAGCTAATCAATGCCTAAAACAATTACAAAAAAACCAAAGACAATTACAGTCTCAAAGCTATCCCATAGACTGTCCAGAAAAGGATGGATCTCATATAACTGTGAGCTAAGAGTCGGAAGGACTTGTTATGCTGCTGTAGACCAAGAGGGATGCGGAGGTGATGAGCGAGTTGATTGGAATAATACTGATCATTACCTATTTATTCACCATTGGATTTTAAATACTCAAAAAGATTTTCTAAGAAAGAATGAGGTCGATTGGATTAATTACGCAGTTGAAGTAGGTAATACATCACTTAAAAAATCTTATGAACAAAAAGCAGAATTAGTAAAAAAATATAATTTATGGGATAAGTTAGCTAAAAAACAACCTAAGAATTGGAAAGAAGCTAGAGAAATCCAAGAAAAGTTAGGTTTCTTTGATGACATGGTTGGCTCTTGGGCGACTATATATGTAGAAAACAAAGTAGGGGATAAGTACTAATGGGGGAATCTTTTATACATGAAGTATTCAAAACTCTTTATGGGGATGAATATGAATACGAGGGATTTTCTTATGATGATGCCCTTAAAAAAATTAAAACTTTAGTAAAACAATCGGAGCAAAACTAATGATTGCACTCAACAAAAACGTAGAAGAAAAAGCAAGGCAAGAGGAAGAACTCAAAGGTCTTGATGATGTAAAGAAGGTCTATCGTGGTTACACTCAAAAAGAATTACACATAGCTTTTGATTTAGTAGCCAACAAAAGCCATTGGAAAGAAGGTAACAGAGTAAAACTATCTGAAAGGATACTAAACAAGTATAAGGATGCAATAGAAGCAGCAGTTATCTTTTACACAGGAGGTGGCTGTGAGTTCTACTACACAGGCAATGTGAGGAAAACATATTGGTGTGAGTTTGAAGGGTACTTTGCTAATGGTATGGAGGGCTAATCATGACTACTTACAGAATTATTTGTCGAGAAGATGTTTACTTTGTAAAAGAAGTAGAAGCTAAGTCAGAAGATGAAGCGAGAAAAAAATTAGAAAAAAATGTTAATGGTTTTAAAACCTTTAGTGAATGGACAGAAGCATGGGAAATAAATGATATTGAAGAAAGAGATGCCCATAGTAAGACATGGGCAAACGTATTCCCTACAAGAGGAGTAAGAAAAAAATGAAACAAGACGAAAACTTTTACCCATTAAACAAAACAGAAATGCAATGGCTCGCTAATCACAGATTTGATCTTTACTACAGTCTTAACGTTGAAGAAATGTACCCCAAGGATCAGGAGATATTTAGATCAATTGAAAGAAAATTAGCAAATTCAGCTAAATCATGAAAATTTGGAGCTCCACAAGAGCCTACAACACCTTTGAAAAAAGTCTCAGGTATGTTTGTACCTTCATCCTGGGGTACATTTTATACATTAACCCTTAGTCCACCACCACAGTATTTATCTATGGAACAACCCAATGTCAAATTCTTAGGCACTTTATTAGGGGAAGCTTATGCTTGTTTTAATAGAGGTGATATGGAAAATGGAAAAGCTATTCTTTATTCTTTCTTTGATCGAATGCACCCCGAACTAATCGAGGATGCCAGAAAAGATAAAAAATTAATTTACGATTTAATTAAAGAAAAGAATCAGAAAGATCCAATGCATTCATTTGTTGCATTAGCGATGTTGAATTATTTAAAAGATAAAGGGGGAATAGATATATAGACAGTTACCACATTTCAAGGTAATATACAAATCATGCGACCTAGATGATTACGTCCAAAAACTGATCTATGTTCACCACAATTACTAGACACATGACCAAAAGTCAAACATCAAATAAAACTTCCAATGCTGAAGTAGTTAGACAGTTATCTGGTATCACTAATAGAAAAAGTGTACCTTCAGTAACTGGATCTAGATACGGAGCTAAGAAAGAATTTGATCCTGATACGGAACATGATGAAATGTTAACTAGGTTATCAGAAATCAAAGCTTTCAAAGATGAATTAGAAGCTGAAGAAAAGCAAATCAAATCTAATCTTAGAAAAGATCTATTAGCTTCTGAGGATGATGGAGATGTTCCAGAAATTCATCACACTTTAGATGAAAAACTTTATGTAGGTTTTAGAAAAACTGATACTTATGAGTACAGTCCAAAACTAGATCAACGCATAAAAGATCATGAAAAAGAATCTAAACTAATCAAAAACAAAAAGGATTTTGAAAAGTTAAATGGTATAGCTAAAGTTACTAAAACTTCTAAATCAGTAGTCCTTTATAGACCATAATTATGTTATTTCCAATTAAAACACCACCAGAATTATCTGACTTTGGCTCTTGTGCTGTCACAGTAGGCATCAGAGAAATTCCCCAAGAGATTTGGGAGCGTTTATTAGAACGTCACATTAATGGCGATTGGGGCGATCTAGATGACACAAGCAAGGCCACCAATGATCGAGCCTATGTAAAAGGTCAGACTTATTGGATGTATTCCGTCTACAAGAATGCTTACAAAGGTAAAGACATTTGTATAGAGACAAATGGCTACAAATTACCAAGAGAAGTAATGGATCTTAAGAACCATAAAGTAGAAGATTACAACCACACAGTAATCATGTTCCCATCGGAACGCTAGTCATTCCAGGGGGTTTGAAGTTTTTCAAATCCCTTTTATTTATTCACTTTATTTTTTACAATTATCATGAACATCGAAGAAATCAGAACAGTCTCAGTAATGGCTCTATTCCAATCAAACAAAGACAAAGAATCAGGAGTTTTCATCCCTGATATTGTAGATGAACAATCAAAAGTTATAGGTAAAGTTTTTGCCAATAAATTTTTATTCTCATGTTTAATAGAAGCACAAGAAATGAAAACTAATCAAGAAAAATTTGATCTTTATTTTAAAAAATATGAAGTTGTTGGTGATAAATTTTGTTTAGAACAAGAAAAAATAGAAGATGAAGAATTAATTGATCTTTTCTTAGGTATTAAAGGTCTTAAGGATGAGGAGGAGGAAAACAAATGAGATATAATTCACCCTATGAAATCGGACTTGGGGATATAGTTACCATTGACCCAGACTATTTTGCAAATAGTAATCATACTTATATAAAACCAGATGGTCGTATAGGTATTAAGACTGCATCATCCGATACAAAGTATATGGTTCTCATCAACTACATCAAGGGAGAAACTGACGCTAAAGGTTTTACACCAAAGACCAACCGCACCATACTTATTGACAATGATGGTAACAAAACAACAATACACGACTATCGCAAAATGGAGGTTAAGTAAATGACTTTTAAATTACTTAGTTACGTTCAACATAAAGAACAAGGTATTCAAGGATTAGTTATCAGCCCTGCTGCCAATCAAAGATCTCATGTGACTATCTATGATCCAGAATGTCCTAATGATGATGACAACCCAGAAGATTCTTATGGTACTGGTAGTGCCTTAGAGTTTCGTTCTAATGAATTAGAAGAAATTAAAAATCCTTCTGAAAAATTAATAAATCAATGTAAGGATATTATCAAATTATTTAAGGAGGTAGTATAAATGGCTGCTACATACTTAGATAATGATGAGCGTGAGGTTTTGTATGGCCTCATGCAAGAGCATCTAGCAGAACTTATGAAAGGAGATTGGGATGCAGTTAAAGAAGAAGTATCTCAGGCTTATCTCATCATGCACAAGTTAACTAAAAAGGAGGACAACTCGTAATGCATTTATTAATAGGCATAGCTTGCGGAGCATCTATTCTTTATTACTTTTATCTAATGGCTAATCTTTTAGATTTAAGAGCAATTAAAAAACGTAAAAGAAAAATGAGGAGGAAAAAGTAATGCTTCAATCAGAATATTTAGAACTAGCCATAGAGCTCTACGACATCTACTCAGACAGTAACATTCACCATAAAAAATGGTTAACTGTTAAAGAGTTAGAAAAGTGTAAACGTGGCCCTGGATTTGTTTCAAGGGTAAAAAGAATGAAAGGTAAGATGTCTGAACTACATCCTGTCTTTGTTGATTTTGTTAATACACAGAGACAGTATCGATCTTGTAACACACCTCAACAATGGTCTTGCAAATTCGACAAATGGCTGCAAGATGAATATGAGTTTAATAAAGAAGAACTTGATGAGTTACAGGCAGACAGAGGGCGACAAATCTGATGAAAAATTACTCAGAAGATTACTATCGGAAAAGATGCCTGAGAAAGATGCAAAGAAAATTATTAATCATGTGTTTAGTGATTTAATCAAATGGACATATGAAGATGCAGTATTTCATCTTACTCAAATTTTTAATTTTACAGATGAGGAATCAGATCAACTTATAAAAGAGTATGACATCCTGTCCTCCACCACCAAAGAAGTTATTATGAATCCACCACCAAGCTTTGAAGCTACTGCACCAAGAGATGTAAATGATTACAAAGCTAATCTATGGCAAGCTAGAAAACTATTGGTAGAAGCTAAGAAACTAATCTCAGCTACTGCACTTACTCCAAGAGATTACAACAACTCAACGGATTTCGAGGAAGCAATAGTTCAAAGAATGGAACTTCAATCAAATTTTGTCAATATAAATAAATATATTGATGATCACTTAACTTTTGCTAAAAATTACACACCACCAAGAGAATGACACTACCAGAGAATGTTTTCCTTTTAAATGAAAATAGTCTACCAGACACCATAGATGCAGACCCTAATGGAAAAGTTATGGTCTTTCGTAAAGATATGGGATGGTCAGTAATCGAACAAGGAAATGCCGAAATTTTCTTAAAAAATCTAAAATTTACTCATTGGACTTATACCCCTGATAGACCTCATGACTAAAAAAGAATACTCTTATGTAGTGATTTCTTCTTCTGATAAATTAGAGGAGATACAAGGAGTCTATCAAAATACAGAAGCTGCTTCTTATGGAGCTCGATTAGCTTTAACAACTTTATTTCCAAAACATGGAGATGAAGTAAAAATTATTAGAGTTGAAGTTATTTCTACTGAAGAAGCTTTAACTAAATTAGAAAATGCAGAACCAAAAGACATCTTTGATAAATGCGAAGATGGATTCTGTCCAATGCCCACACAACACCCAGAGGTATCATGACAAACACTAGATCAACTGAAAAAGAAACACAAAGACGTAATGAGAAAGCTGCTGACTTATTAGCTGAAGGCATTCAACCTTGCGAGGTAGTAAAGATGATGGCAGATGAATTTATGTGCAGCAAACAAGCAGCCAGGAAATATGTTGAAAAAGGTAAACAGATAATCATTGATGATATTAATCCAAAAGATCGTGCCTTTATGTTTGCTCAAGCTTATAACAATGTTTTACAAGATAGGTTAGATGCTAAAGAAGCAGGTAATCTGAATGTACAGTCTGGATCAACAAAAAGTTTGATTAAATTAATTACTTCTGTAACTACACTTGATCAAGTTGGCTGTTGGGATAGTGAAGTTGAGGCTTCAGATTTACATGTTTTTAAAAACTTTTCCGATGTTAAAAGTAAAACACATCGACATAGTGATTTAGATGCACTCGACAACTCTGATTTACCATTTTAATTATGACTTCTGTACAAGAATTTAGAACACAAACTTCTTTAGCTCGTAACGCTGAGAGAATAGCTAACGCACTTGAAAGAATTGCAAAAGTTTTAGAAAGTGACGTTCACATTAATATTGATCATGCACACATAGATCAAATAGATCATAACCACGTTGAGGGTAAGATTCACACTCACGAAGATAAGTGGTAATAGATGGGGCAGAGGGTGCAGAAAATGAGATTAGACTGCATTCCTATATACTGCCTTAGTGAATTGTTGCTACTGCTCGGATCATGCGGTAGATTAGATTCGATGTTTCACTAGGATAACAGGTTCCCATCGAGGAGTGATAGCGACACCAAGGTTTTTGTGTTTAACCTTTCATGGCTATTACTAAGTATATGACCTCGTAAGTCCCCAAATTATTAAAAATTATGGCTTCTAACTATCAACCAAAGTATAAAGTTAATGACCGTGTCAGAATTAGATACGTTTTAAAGACTTCTAATAGGTATGTAATGCTTAACGGAAAAGCAGTACCAACAAAAATTAGAAAAGGAATTATTAAAGAAATTGTAGCAAAAGAAAACAGTTGTGGAGCTAGAGTTCCTCATTATCAAGTACTTTGGGATCATCAATCCAAACCATCCTTAATCTCTCAACACAGAATTGAATTAGAGTCACCATGAGAAAAAGAATTTCCTATGTAATTTGTCCAAAATGTGAGGTATATACTTTTCAAAAAATATTATTTACTAGAGTAAATGAAGATGATCATCGCACTTTAAGAAAGAGATGTTGTGAAGAATGTAATCATAAATGGAATACAATCCAGGCACCTGAGAAAACTGTAGATGATATTTCTGAAAGAGAATTTTTAAGAGGGGGGCTATTAAAAAAAAGAGTCCCTATAATAAAAAAAATTTAATTATTTATGATTTATCTTATTGGTTTACTTTTAACTCTTGGTGTAACAGGAGTTTATATTCTTATAAAAATGTATGATCCACATTAATATACTTTCGTTTTAGCCTATTTACTTTCGTTTTTAGGGGAGGGTTTGTTTTATTTACATAAGATCTAATTCTTCTCTATTTAAAAAAGGCACTACGTCTTTAAATGATTTATTTCTAATTATTTCTCTACCTTCATTAACTAATTGATTAGCTGCAAGTAAATCTTTATCAGCTGCATCATTGTATATTTTTCTAAATTCTTTTGCATCACTCTTACTACCAGTAGCTTCCAGTCCTCTAACAATATTTGCTACTTTATGGTCTAGAAAATGCTCTACATTAGCTCCATATGTATAATCTTTTAACTCTTCATTTCTTAGATTTAAATTTTTAGTATGTTGATGTAAATTTTCTGCGTGATTATATTTTTCTGTGTGTCCATAATCTATAAATTGCATCTTATTTGTATTTGGATTGTATGCAACATGGTCTTCTCTTGCATCTCCATAAGGATATTGTCCTAAATCAGTATGAACTATACCTCTATCAGCTAAGTGAAGCTGAGCTTTTGACATGGCTAAATTATATTTAGCATTTTCCTTTTGGTAAGGCTCTTCAAATTTGTCATAAGTTGTATAACCTCTCTCGCCTCCTTGTAATTTCTGCACATAATCTTGCAACATCTTTATTTTTCCACCTTGAGAGTCAACTGTATTAACTCTATCCATCTCAGTAATTTGATGTCTTGGATCAACTGTTCCATATCTATTATCAAATGATCTAAGTATTTCCATAGGCACTTCATGCTTATAAGGAAAATTAGTAACTGAATGAATTCTTGGAGCAACTCCCATTTCTGCTGCTTCTGTTTGTCTAGCTATCTCAGTATCTCCAAATTTCTGTCTATCTAATGTGTCTTGTCTCTGTACTTTTAAGACTCTTTGAGAGTCTCCAGGTTTTTCAAAAACTGCTCCATAAGCACCTTCTCCTATGGGTTTATATCTGTCATACATGTCAACAAAACCTTTACCGTATATATTTGTAAAGGCTTCATCTCTCATAGGTTTATATTCCTTTGTATTTTCTGGTAAATAAAAATCTTCTCCTGTACCTTGAGCATTACGAATACGTTTAAAATAATTACCAACAATATCTCTCTCACCAGCCATCCTACCCATAAGACGAGCTGATCTATAAATACCATCGTCAGGATTCATATATTTTCTAAAAAATTCTTCTTCGTTCACACTTGCATTAGAATATTATTATATATTTTAAATCCTATAAATGAACGAAATAACTATTTTTATCTATTTAATGTTTTTCGCAGGGATTTCTGGGGCTACATTTGCCTTTACATGGCGAATGATGACTTTAACACTTAATGATTTTAATGGAATCAAAAAAATACATCCAGAACTAAAGGATGTAAAACCTGGCGAAGAGCTCCTTGTTTTTAAAGTAGAAGAGGAGAAGGACTAAAATAAAAGAAAATTGTTAAAAAAATGGGTGCTAGTAAAGGTTCAAAGAAATCATTAGGTGCTGGTGGTGGATCTGGCTTAGGTGGAGCTATCGGAAGCATTGTAAAAAGAGTTGCCGGTGGTCCTATGGGGGCTTTAACTGGTCTTGCAGGAGCAACTGGAAGTGCTTTAGGTTCAGCTGCAGGAGGTTCCTCTTATAGTGGTTCTGAACCTTTTACCAGAGAAGCAAGAGAAGCTTTAGCTAAATCTAAAAAAGAAGATAAAGAAGATACCAATGCATCTAGCCCCTTTGATTATGAAGCTGTAAAAAATAGACTTTTAGGTAAAGCAAAAGAAGAAAGATTATCTAGAGATAAACAATTAGCACAAGAAAAAGAAACCTATCAACAATCCTTACCTACATTAGGAAATAATCCAGCAGCACAAACATTATTAGGTCCAACCATTCAACAAACTGTTACTAGTTCTATAAATAGATTGCCCGACCCCTTACAAATGATGTTTAGAGGTGGTTAAATAAAATAGCTACTATTAAGTATGAACCTTCATACCTACATGATTATGAAATTAAAAGAAAAATCTGATATTAAAAAGCATCATGCAAACATTTTAAAGAAACTTGATGGTGTATTAAAGACTATAGATGTATTGAGAGAGGATCCTATCTTTATAGATACTATTCATGGAGAGCAAGAGCTCAGTCTAGATCAAACAATTGAAATGTTTAATGGGATTAGAACTCATTTCTTACCTCCTAATGCACCTCCAGAATTAGTAGCTGGTTTCGAAACTAGCTCTTTTGATGTATCATAGAGAAACACTTTACATTCATCACAATGAAATTTAATTATGTATCAGGAGTTTTAAACGACTCTGAAATATACAAAGATATGCTTCGTCATCAAGTAGAGAATTCTATTTCTCGTGGAAATATTAAGTATGGAGCAGCTTTAGGAGCTGGTTTATTAGGAGATGATAACTTTAACGATGATTTTCTTAATACTTTTTAAATCTTAAGATTTTAGACTGTACAAAACCCCAAGCCATTGCTAGATTGAGTATCCAGAGCTTAGTCATAGCAATGGTTTTTTCATGTACAATTTTTTGTACAATGCAAGTATCTTTACTGCATAATAAAATACGCAAACAAGGAAAATAGATTATGAGTGACAGTAAGAACAACAAGAAACAACTCGCCTGGGCAGTACTATCAAAAGCCTCTGCAGGAGGTCTTAGTCAAGTAATTAAAGTAACTAATTGCACCGAAGCAGACGAAACTGTAGCAGGACAACCTGACCTTTTTTATAAATCCGGACCATTTGTTATCGGTTGAAATTTTTAAATTATCTATTATCTTTCAAAAGTAAATATTTTTTTTAATGAAATTTCCCGTGACAGGATACGTAGTCTTTGTATACAACGATAAAATTGGTGCTCATGCTCCACAATTTAAATCTATTGATGAAGCAGAGGAATTTTCAAACGGTATAAGAGCTACTACAAACTTAACTGTTAGTGAACCAATACCAGTTGTATTAACAGATCAAATAAAAATGCCACTTAAAGGTGGTGGTTAATAATTTTTATGCTATCTTAGCTTATAGCAGATAAAAGTTTTATGGCTGAAGTAGTTAGCGTTTCCGTCCCAGCTAGTCTTTATAAAAGGTGGAAAGAGTCCAATCGTAAAGATATTAGCCCTTCTACACTATTTCAAACCGCATTGGAGACTGAATTAGATCAAACTAACAGACTCATGACATATTGGAGTACAAGAGCTTTAAATGCTGAAAAGAAATTAGAGTTTCTTAGGTCGGTATGTGATGCTAATTTGGAGGATGTTAAAAAATTAATGCTTTTGCATAGAACAGATTGACGTTACAATAGGTAAAATACATTCTTTATTGTATGAAAGTTGTGATCACACCTACTTTTTCAAACAATTCTGATGAGGAGTTACTACAAATAAATGATGTACTTGCAGAATTAAAAGAGGATAGGCTGATAGATCAAAATACAACGGTTTTAGATTTTAAAATTACATGTCTTCATAGAGGATTGAATGAATATAGAAAGGATTTAAGGTTATTTGATTGTTAAGTGATAATAGAATAGTCTTAATATGTGAGACTTATGGTTAGAGAAGCACAGAAAAAAACATTAAATGTAGGTGGATTTGTAGAACCTTCAAAAGAAGCAGCATCAAAAGCAGTAAAAGCGAAAAGAATTGCTGGCAAACAAATTTTTTACGGAGGTCTTGAAGCAGAAAAAAGAAGGAGATTAAGTGAAGAAGTAAAACAATTTAACAGAGATTTTGGTGGTGATCCAGCAGTAGATAAATTTAATCCGAAAGGAACAGGAATGGGAGATCGCTTTGATCCTACAGCTAAAAATTTCTTTTCTCCCTCTAAATTTGGATCTGAAGTCGCTAAAGTAGCATCATCAGATGTATCTAATTTAAATGTTGGAAATAATGCTAATGAAGCGGTAGGTATTGTGAATCAAAGTACAGCAAATCTTGTTGATGCTAGTTATGACAGTACTTATAAACAAGAAAAATCTCCAGGGTATGAAGATAGTTATAAACAAATTAAGCAGATATTTGATAAGCCAAAAGAAGATGATTTCAAAACTACAGTTGAGAAAAGATTTTCAAAAAGTATGTATGGTGGTGAGGGTATAAGTGAAGAACAAGCAATAGATACATTTAGAAGAAAAAATCTCGATTATGAAAGCGGAACTGATTTCTTTGGAGATAAAGTAGATTATTCGACAGAAACTATTAAAAGATATATGGCTACAGATGCAAAAGAAAAATACGAAAAAGATCAAGCATTTAAAAGAACACAACAGCTAAATGAAGCTAGAAAAATAGCTGCACAAGAAAGAAAAAAGATAGATGATCAGGCATATTTTAGAGCAAACCAAAAATTTGATGAACCTAGCATTACACAAAAAGTCTCTAATTTTGTCTTTGGTACTGATCTTAAGGGCAAACCAGATCCTCGTAATAAAAATCTTGTAACCAAGGATGAACGTATTTCGATGCTGCAAGGTACTGAAAGAGCTTATAATGTACCTGGAATATCTGTAGATCAATATGGAAATTTATCTGTTCCTTACGACAAAATAAATCCTGATACAAAATTTAAAACCCGAACCCCTGCTTCTCAATTAACAGGAGAAGATTTTAAAGCTAAAGAAGATATAGAGCGAAGAAAAATATTTAGAGAACAAGCTGGATTGTCACCTAATCCAAATCTTATGGAAAGAACTACAAAATTTTTAGGAGATGTAATTGGAGGTGTATCTAGAATATTTACCCCAGCAGCACAAGCTGGTGGTATGCCTAGTGCGGATAGTTTAGCTAACACATTTACTTCAGGACAATCTTTAGGAGGATTATCTGGTCTGCCTAGTTCTATGGGGGATAATATTTCTGCTGGAATATCAGGTATGAGGGGTAATATTGGTGCAGCTGTAGAAGCAGGTGGTATGGGTGGTTTAAATAGAGGTGGTTCTGGTGATCCACGATCCTCTGGAAGAACAGTAACTATAGGAGGAAGAACTTTTAGGCAAAGTAAATATGGTAGACCACAACCTCGTGTTCAATCACCAATGGAAGCAGGAATGGGTCCAGGGGCAAAAAGAGCTAGAAATATTGCTGATGCTAATAATCAGGGAGGTGGAGTTGCCAGAGGTAAGTCAGCAGCTAGAAGTAAAGCTCAAGCAGCAGCAAAAGCAAGGAAAGCAGCTGGTCAAACTGTTGCTGGTGTTAATGCGAGAAACAGAGCAAGAATGAGACGTAGAGCTAGAAATCGAAGTAGAGGAAGAGGAAGATCAATGTGTGATTTAAGATTTAAATTTAATATTATGCCTCTAACAAATATGCATCTGCTACGAGATGATTTAGCTGAAGTAGCATACTTTGTAAAAGAATTACAGGCATGAGTGCTTTAGAAAAACTAAAAAAACTTCAAGCTATTCAATTTAGATATAAAGAAGAATTTGATATTGATCAAAGACTTAGGGCTGGTTTTTCTGCACAACAAGTTAGAGAAGTTATACCAGAAGCTGTGTTTGAAGAGAATGGCTATCTAATGTTAGATTTAAATGTACTTAAAAATTATGTTAAAGAAGCAAAGAAAGAATTAAAAAAAATTAATAAAAAATAGATTTAATCGTAGTAATAACCTAAAATATGGTTATGAGTGGCGATGCAGGACTAGAGAACGAACCTATCATTTTTTATAGTACAGAGATGACTATATCTAAAATGATTGTTTTAAAGCATAAGGGGATTAAATTTAATCTCTATAATAAAGTGATAAAAAAAATAGATAAATTAAAATAAATAAAAGAATTTAAGAAGAAAATGCCTCATAAAATGGAAAAAGTTATGTCTGAATTTAAAGCAGGCGAACTGAAATCAGGAGGAGATAAGACAGTAAAGAAAAGAAAACAAGCAATAGCTATAGGTCTTGCTATGGATTACAAGGCTCATGGCAAAAAAAATCCAAAAAAAGCCTAATTTTTTAATTTTTTTCTTAAAGTAGCTTTGTTTATAGCTTCAGCTCTTTTAGTTTTTGCTGTAAGAGTACCTTTAGATACATCTACATATCTAGGCTGACCCTGGTTTACCTCTTCTCGTAATAATTCTGTATTAGGTCTAAGCATTTTTCTTTTTAGTTTTTATTTTTTGTTGCTCAATAAATTTACGATAGACAGACGCAGCTTCTTTTTTACCAGCAACTTTTGCTCTTTGCTCCATAGCTATAGCAGCTTGAGTTTTATGAGCATGAGTTCTATTACTCCTTCTTATTTTCGCAACACTTAATGCAGCAACTCTTTTATTTTTAAAACCTAAACCCTTAATAGTGCCTTTCGGATTCTCATCTGTATATAGATCACTATGCTTATCACTTTTAGCAGGCTGTCCTTTCTTTCTAGGTATACGAGGAGCCATTACTTATATATTTCTCTATTATTAATATTTCCTGTCATAGGTATATTTATATCTATACCAAATTCTTTTGGTTTTATAGGTAATCCATACAAAAGACCACGAGCAACACTAGTTTTAGGAGACATAGTAAAACCATATTCTGCTTTTCTTCCTACTCCTCCAAGAGCTTTAGAAAATTCTTGCAAAGCTTTTATTGGTTGTATTTTTCCAGACACTAAATCAGGATCTTCAAATTTATTTTTCATGTCATATGTATCTTTTATATTAAAGGTTTTACCATCTGGATTTACTGTTGATTGAAATCTACCCAAAGTTTGTATTACATCTTTATTCCCACTACCATAAGGATTTACAGCACCTGTTCTTGGATTTTCACTTGCGAAAGTAAATGATGACACTGGTGAAAATGTTCTTCTTTCTCCCATTTCATCAATAAAGTCTCTATCAAATCTCGTGGTATACATATCGGCTTCCTTACTTGCTTCTCTAATATTAGATATAGTACTATCATCTAAATCTAAATTACGTCCACCAAGTCCTGTCATATAACGTAGAAATAAATTAGCGTTGTCAGGTAATTTATTTAATCCAGCTGCAGCGAAATCTTTTGCTCTTTCTTTAAATTTACTCATTTCATACTCCTCGCTGCTCTTTTACTTGCCATTTTTCTAGCTTTTCTTGCTTTGGCAGTATTTTTTACGAATTGTTTGCCTTTTCTACTACCACGTTTCTTTTTATCATCAGTCTTTTTTCTTTCAGCTTTTGACATAGCTTTCCATGCAGCTTCAGGTAAATACCTAGAAGTACTTTTTTGACCTTTTTTTATTGCTTTATCAGCCATTTTTTTTATTCTTCTCCACGTTTTGCATGACTTTTAAAATTTTTTCAAGTCTTTGTGCTTGACCCTTATGAGTCCGTGAGGCTTTATGCAATTCACCAATAATTTTTTTTATCTTTGGAGTTTGATGCATGATTAACAATCCTTGATAGGTCCTCCAAATAGCCAAGCATCACATGTTCTGGCACTTGCACATTTGAATTTAAACAATTGACAGTAACCTAAGTCAGCTCTTCTTTGAACATCGTAAGGATCAGCTGCTTTTGTTTCATTTATACCTTCGATAATACAATCAATTATTTTGTCAGATTGATCAAAAGCAGAGCAATTTGCACATAAAGCTGTTTTTACAGTATCAATATCACTTTTCCATAGTTTTGCTTTCTTTTCCCAAAATCCAGGGTCAGGATTAGCTGGATTCAAAGGACCATAACCATACTTTTTGATGGTGTAATTTCTATTTTTTACATTCTCATCTACGTCTTTTGTTGCAGTCGGACAAGCTGCACCAACTTTACTTGCAGTCTTATTGAGAAGGATTACTACTTTTGTTTTCATTTCTCTATTTTAACCGAACTCCCCTTCTCAGCTGCATATAAAGCAAAAGATTTTGCAGCAATACTATTTAAAATTAAAGTAATATTATTTGAATCATTTTCATCGCATGCGTCAGTCTCAAAACAACTGACTACTGTACCAGCAACTATAAATAATTCGAAAATTACTACAGCAAATACTAATCTAAGTGCCCAAGTTACTGTATTCATTAGTCTTTCTTTTTCTTTTCGTATTCTTTTCTAGTCATCCACTTCTCTTTACCCCATCTCTTCAGATCTTTTTGCTTCTTACCTTTACCTCCTTTGTAACCTCCCCCTTGAGCTTTGTATTTTTGTGCTACTAATTGTGCTTTTCTAGCTGACCATTGACCTGGCTTACCACCTTTTGATCCAGCTTTGACCTGATTAAATATTCTTTTTCTCAGGCCGGGTTTGGTGTATTTTGAATCGTCTTGTGCCATTAAAATTTATTTTGTATTGGCTCTTTATTAAGAATAACAGGGGGAATACTATCAGAATAGGATCTTGAAACCTCTCTCATGTAATGAGGATTATTCATTTCAAATTTAGGTTCATTCTTTCCTATATAAGAAACTACAAAATTACATTTATCTGATTTTTCTTTCTTTTGTGGTTGAAAAGGATCTGCTAATCCTGCTGTTACCATCGAATAATCATTGTACATATTCGAATATTTAACAGGAAAACTTGGATAATATCCTATCGAACCAGCAAATCTCATGGATTTATGCCTTTCTATTTATAAAATCTTTTAAAAATGCAAGATCATCTTCATCTGGACCTTCACGAGTATCTCTCTTCTTTGGTTCAGCTGGGAAAGGTATTACAGGAATTTCCATAGATCCTGTAGCGTCAAATTTTTCTTTTCTTTGAGCTGGAGTTCCATATTGCAACATAATATCTGCATCATCACCTAATACTTCTTTTCCGAGTTTACCTTCTTTTACCATATCAACTAAATCTTCTAATGAAGGTTCAGTAAAAGGTATGTCACCAGCTGGAGCATTAGGGTCTAAATGATGAGCAATCATATTGCCCCCAAAGTTTTTATTTTTGAAATTATCTAAAAATTTCATGCCATACCTTGTCCTTTCATCATTGTGAGAAACTGTGCTGTTCTCTGTAAAACACTTGACTTATCATTCTCTACCTGTCTTTGGGCAAGTTGTTGATCGCCAGGGCTTCTTGAAGAAAGGCTCCCAACTGAAGGGTTATTAAATTGCTGTCCATTCATAGAACGAAGCATATCTCCATATGCTTTATTTGTTGTGCCTGGCATTGTTACCACTAATGTTTTCTCAATTCTACTATTAATACATAAAAAAAGACCCAGAGCACCACCTCTGGGTCAACCACTTTACTTTGCACACATGCACATGAGACTACTAACCATGTACTTTACTAGCCTAGCGGTATCAGGCTATACAAGTCAACCTATTGCAGGAGCAGATAGAGCAACTTGAGTAGACTCAGCACAAGCTAGGTCTAATGGGAAGTTGTGAGCATTACGCTCATGCATTACTTCAAAGCCTAAGTTAGCTCTGTTAAGGATGTCTGCCCATGTAGGAACGACTTTTCCATTAACATCAACAACTGACTGGTTGAAGTTGAAACCATTTAGGTTAAATGCCATTGTGCAAATACCCATAGATGTTAGCCATACGCAAACAACTGGGAATACAGCTAGGAAGAAGTGAAGACTTCTGCTGTTATTAAATGAAGCATATTGGAAGATTAAACGACCGAAATAGCCATGAGCTGCAACGATGTTGTATGTTTCTTCTTCTTGACCGAACTTGTAGCCATAGTTTTGTGACTCAAGACCAGTTGTCTCTCTGATTAATGAAGAGGTTACTAATGAACCATGCATTGCAGAGAATAATGCTCCACCAAACATTCCAGCAACACCAGCCATGTGGAATGGGTGCATAAGAATGTTGTGCTCGGCTTGGAATACAAACATGAAGTTGAATGTACCAGAAATACCTAAAGGCATTCCGTCAGAGAATGAACCCTGTCCAAATGGATAAACTAGGAATACTGCGAAAGCTGCGGATACTGGTGCAGAGTATGCAACACAGATCCAAGGACGCATGCCTAATCTGTAACTAAGTTCCCACTGGCGTCCCATGTAAGCTGAGATACCGATGAGGAAGTGAAAGATGACCAATTGATATGGTCCTCCGTTGTATAGCCACTCGTCAACTGTGAGGGCTTCCCAAATTGGGTAGAAGTGGAGTCCGATTGCGTTTGAGCTTGGAACGACTGCTCCTGAGATGATGTTGTTTCCATATAAGAAAGAACCAGCTACTGGTTCACGAATACCGTCTATGTCTACAGGAGGAGCTGCTATGAACGCAATTATGAAGCATGTCGCTGCTGTAAGTAGGCAGGGGATCATTAATACACCAAACCAACCAACGTATAATCTGTTGTCTGTTGATGTAACCCACTTACAGAAGGACTGCCAACCGCCTAGCAACTCGGAATCTTTCCGACGCTGTAGAACTGATGATGCCATAATAGTCCGTTGTAATGAATATAAAAAAAGCCATCCGAGATGACTTAACATAAGTATACAATCCCTATGTTATGAATTCTTGACAAAAAACGGCTAATCTTTAGTAGATATAATGAAAGTACAGCATCAAATATTATGGACATTTCTTTAGAAGATTATTTAGATTGGATGATGAATAAAATGCCTTTTTATGGGTCTATACCTTATAAAAATCCAATATGGATGGTTGAAAATGTAACATCAGTTTTAATTCATAGAGAAAGAGATTTACAGACACAAATGTTTATTGTTCCTCCTGACACCATTATTCCTGAACATACTCATCCAAATGTTGATAGTTTTGAGGTTTACGGAGGTGGAGAAATATATTTTACTCACGGTGGGAAATTTGTAAGTGATAAAAAATTAGTAAAAGAAAATGAACATAAAAATTGTTATTTAAGAGGTGTAACCATTCGAGTAAAACCTAACGATAAACATGGAGGAACCTTTGGAAAGGAAGGTGGAATATTCTTCTCAGTACAAAAATGGTTAAATGGTGTTCAACCTCACTGTGTAGCATCTGATTATATAGGAAAGACAATGGGAGAACATCATCTAGGTAATGTGAAATATGGTGATGCCTACTTTGATTCTCCTTTGGAACCTGTAGATGCAATGAAATCAAATAAAAAACATAAAAAAAGAGGGTTAATACCCTCAATTTTTAAATGGTGATCAGTAATTAAACGGATGTTTTTTCGTCATCTTTACTATTTTCATAGTGATAAACAGTTCCACGATAAACATGATTCACTCTTCCTGTAACAAGCTTCACTGAAGAATTGTTTTTATCATTCTTCTTGTAAGCAATGCCTCTGTAAGTAAGTTGTTTCATAATTACACCTAACAAAACGGCTATACCCCCGTTCCCTGGAATAGCTCGGTCTGCGTCCTTAAGATAGGATGAACGACTAGTAGCTGAAACTACGTGTTTATTATACACATTTTGTAGCGATTACTACCGTTTGTTGCTGAACATTAAATCTTAAGAAATTGTTAAGATTTTATCATTATTTAGGCTCGATTACATCAAAATATTACAAATCCTTGTCATATCAAGGGATCTCAGCTATATTAATTATATCGAAAGAGGTAACTTTTTCGATTTATGTAAACAAAATCACTTAAAACACACCATGACAAATGAAGAATTAGACTATCTCTTCGATTTACTAAGAGATAAAAGAAGAGGCTTTGAAAGCCTACTTAAGCCAAATAAATATAGAGTCTTTCATTACAGTTCTGATAGTAAAAAACAATTCAGAAAAGATTTAAAACTAGTTAAATCTATAGAAGAAAAATTACTTCATATCTCACCTGAAGATTAGTAAACAAAAAGAATCCCCTCTCTGTTGTTCAAGCAGAAAGGGGAAACTTAACAAAGAGGAGTCGCACCACCCCTGTCTCTCTGGCAATGCGATCGTTTACTGAGTGTAAGAAACAGTAAAAATTACACTCTCCTCTAGGGCTGACACTGTTCTTCTTCGCCCTTGTCTTATAATAATACTAATAATGAAATTATCCACCCAAAGTGACTGCAATTTACAAACCAAAACTTATTGGTAGTGTCGCTGTAGACTCTGGAATTATTTCAGTCATAGATTCTTCACATATAAAAGCAGATAAAAGTGGCTCAATTCATTTACCTAGTTATAATTTGTATACAGATATAAATACAGAAATTGGCGATGGAGAGTACAACATCTACGAATGCAGAGATGACAAAGGAGGACTTAGAAAAATCATTATTGATATCCAATAAAACAGCTGGCATGGATCCCAGAGATGATTATCGTCAATGGTTAAGAAATACATTACACGCTGTACTAGACGATGCAGTAAAAGGAGATGAAGGAGCTAAAAATTTTGTAAAAACGGCAATAAGTAGTTTATGTCTTTGGTCGAAAGAGGAAGATATAAAAATTAATTTTGATGCTTGGATTTGGCCTTATGTTGATCTTTTGGAAGAAGTGAAAAAGAATCCGAGTATCGACACTGCTCCGTGTTCAATAGAGGATTAGCTGGAGTTTTACCTATAACTTCATAGTTTTCCCATACAGGATCATTAACATGTGGTGGTCTATGCCAAAAGAAAACTTTTTCTTTCTCATCTACTGTCCACTCAGGATGATATTTATGCCAATACTTCCATGCTCTAAATTGTTTATCTGGTAATCCAGAAGTACAATCGCAAAATATTACATCCCCAGGTTGGACTATCCATCTTAATTTCAAAACTTTTCTAAAAGCTATTATAAGAATTTTTATTCCTGATTTACCCATCATTTTATTATTTAAAGATTTTACTCTTCTATTTTTTCTCTTGCGATACCAATCGTTTAACTGCCTATTTGATTTTCCAACAGCAAAACCTACATTCCAAATCCAGAATCCTTTTTTAAATTCTGCAAGAGGTTCAAAGAATAATTTACACATCTGACCCTCGACAAAAAACTTGGAGGTAGTAAACTGTCTGCGACCGGACTTTTTCATAATGGAAGAATTACTCAGACTAATACAACAAGATCCAGAGCTTTGGGATTTAATTGAAAAACTAAAGCATAATGATCAAACACCACAAGAATTTTTAGAAAGTGTGGCTCACATGTATGCCATTGAATTTGAAGAAATGCACAAAACAGATCTAAGAGATAAACTCTCAGCATTGTTTGGTGGTCTTCCCGAAAAAGCATACATAATGGTTCCTTACCTTTTACATATTGCACTTGATATGTTTTTATTAAAATCTATTCCTGATGCCAAGTCAATAAGAGATTAATCATGCAATTTGGATTTGTACTGTGTGATCCTAAAAGATCAAAAATTTTAATACTTACAAAAAAGAATGAAGTAAAATTCTTACCAACAAAAAATAAAGAAAATATCAACAAAGCATTCTGTTTGAGAGATATGTCTTCTATCAAATCTTTATACTTTTCATTAAAAGAAAAGAAATTAGTTGACAAACTTGATATAGTGAATATCCAAGAACTTTATAGGACAATCTAATGCTAAGGTTCGTATTTGACTGTGAAACAAACGGTCTATTACATGAATTAGATACTGTTCATTCTTTAGTTTTAAGAGATATAGATTCTGGGGATGTAACAAGTTGTGCAGATCATGAAGGATACGAACCAATATGTAATGGTATTTATATGTTGTCTCAAGCCGATCTCCTTGTCGGACATAATATAATAAATTTTGATTTTAGAGCTCTTAAAAAAGTTTATAAAAATTTTAAATTAAAAAGAAATTGCAAAATAAATGACACCTTAATAGTTAGTAGGGTTTTATCTCCAGAAATGGAACCAGTCGATGAAACAAAATTTTCACACATACCTCCAAAATATAAAGGTAAGCATTCTTTAGCTGCATGGGGTGAAC